GCGCGTGGGCGCGATGGGCGGGTTGCCGAGCATGCGCGTGCACGCGTCGGCGAGCGAGCCGCCCAGGCGCAGCACGAGGCGGCGCGCCGCGTGCTGCGTCGGCGTTTCCGGCAGGCCGTGCATCGGGTCGCGGCCGGTGGCCTCGGCCACCCAGCCGGCGGCGAATTGGCAGCAGTTGGCGCGCGCCCAGTCGAAGCGCCTGGCGTGCCAGCCGGCCAGGTAGGCGGCCAGCAGCAGCGCGCGGGTCGTGGCGGTGGAGGCGCTCATTGCTGGAAGCGCTTGGAGAGCCACAGGCTCGGCGACTCGATCAGCGTCTGGATGTACTCGAGCCCGCGGTCGCCGGGGTAGGCGGCCTGCTGCTGCGCGTCCGACAGGCGCAGGCCGACGGCGTTGCGCGCGCGCGGCATGCCGGCGCGGCTGCATTCGATCTCGATGCGGCCGGTGGAGCCGCCGCCCGTCGGCGCGCTGCGCTCGCGCTTGACGCGCACCCGGTCCATGTAGCCGCTGAAGCGATGCACCGCGGCGCCGGACGGTTGAAACGCCTCGTCGAAGAGCTGCAGGTACAGCCGCACGGCACGGCCGCGATAGCCCTCCACGTTGCCGAGCGTTGCGCCGAGCATCGCGGGATCGACGAGCGACATGCCGAGCGTGATTTTGTCGGCGGCGGTGTTCTCGCTTTCCGACACCGCCGACACGTCGACCAGGCTGCCGAGGCCGAGGTAGTCGTTGCCGCCGCTCGACACGGTGACGGGCGCGGTGGTGACGTAGATGGTGCCGGAGTCGAAGTAGAGTTCGGCCAGCCATGCCACACCGCGCACGGGTGCGGCGATGCGTGCGGTGGCGGTAGCGTCGAGCGTCAGCATCTCAGGCCCAGCTTTCCAGCAGGTCGAGCGCCAGCGCGCCGGTGTACCGCGAGGTCAGGTAGCCGATCTGCGGCTCGCTCGTGAGCTTGTAGTAGCCGAGCGCGCGCTCGACGGTGACGGCTGCGCCGGATGCGATGGTGGCGCGGATCGGCGGCTCGATCGTCGCGGTGATCTTGCCGGTGCCGTCCGCCGTTGCAGACGCCATGCATTTGACGAGCTGGCTGCTGCCGACACCCGTGCCGAGCTGCAGCCAATCGCCCGGCGCGAGCGTCATGCCCGCCGTGGCGCCCGTGACTACCGCCGTCGTCGCGCCGGCGGTGGCGGTGCTGGAGAGCGTGAGCGAGCCGCCGCGCAGCGTGCCCGCCGGGAGCTGGCGCACCGGGTCGTAGAGCGCCAGGTGGTTGACGCGCCCGCGCAGCTTGAGGACGACGGCCTCCCACAGCGCAGCGTCGGCCAGCTTCATGGCGGGCGGGGTGCGCAGCGCGACGCGCCAGCGCGGCGGGCCGAACACGCGCGCCGCCTCGCTGCCGGTGGCGTCGCTCGACTCCGTCATGTCGTAGCGCGCCTGGCCGATGGTGAACTCCGCCGGCAGCTTGATGCCGCTGGGCAGCGTGATGATGCTCACTGCAGCACCCCCTGCGCGCGCAGGTGCTCGAGCATCTGCTGCTGCCCCTGCTGCGTGCTGGCGGCGACGAGCTGCGCGACCTGCGCCTGGTCGCTGCGCGCGTCGATGTGGATCTGCGGCGCGTAGGTGATCGCCACCGCGCGCCCGCCGCCCGAAGCCTGCACGCCGAGCTTGCCGTTGCGCCCGCGGGTGAGCGGCATCACCGCCTCGGTGCCGGCCTCGCCGCCGATGCCGATGCCGCCGTTGGCCATCGGGAAGATCGTTGGCCGATCGAGCAGCCCGCCCGCGTCGCCGAGAATGCCGCCGCGCCGGAACGCGTGCACTCCGCCGGCGAAGGCGTTGCCGTCCGCGCTGAAGAGGCCGATCAGCTTGAGCACGTCGCCCACGCTGCCGCCGATGTTCGTGTTGCCGCCCTGGCCGAAGCCGCCGAACAGCTCCTTCCCGATCTGCGCCGCGGCGGCCTCGCTCGCCATGCGGATGAGCAGCGACTTCCAGAGCTGGCCGATGTTCTCGAAGTGGCCGCCGAGCGTCGCCTCGAGCGTGTTGCCGAGCGCGTCCTGGATGTTGCGCGCGGCCTGCTCTGCGAAGGCCGTCCACTCGTCGGTCGAGCCCTTGACCTTTTGCGTCAGCTTGTCGTGCGCGGCGATCATGTCGTCGAGCTGCGCCAGGCGCAGCGCCTCGTTCGTCGCGCCGGTGTCGCCGAGCTCGCTGCGCCGGAATGCTTCCTGCGCGGTTTCGAGCTCGCCGTATTTCAGCTTCATCAGGTCCACGCCGCGCGCCAGGTCGAGCACCTGCTGCTGCTGCGCCGCCGTGAGCTTGCCGAGCTTGTTCGTCGCGATGTCGTAGCGCGCCTGCTCTTCGGTGCTCAGGTTCAGCGTCGCGACCTGCGCGGCGATCAGCGCGTCGACGTATTTCTTGAACTCGTCGACGGCCTCCTTGGTGGCCGCCTTCGCCTTGCCGCCGCCGAACGCGTCCGGCAGGCTGGGCTTGACGTTCGGCGGGTTCACGAAGCCGCGCCCGCCGCCTGCCGCGTCGCTGAACTGCACCGGCGCGCCGAGCTTTTGCGCCTGCTCGTACAGCGCGCTCGGCGAGAAGAGCGATGCGAAGAAGCCGCGCCCTTCCTTGCGCGTCTCGCGATACTTCTCGATCAGCGCGTTGAGGGCGCTGACGAACGGCCCGACGAGTGCGCGCGAGGTGTCGGTGATGCTCTTTTGCAGGGAGGCGAGCTCGTCGTTGAACTTCTTCGCCTCGGCGACCTGCTCGGCCGTGAGCGTGGCCGTCAGCTCCGTCTGCTCGGCCAGGTCCTTGAACAGAGGGGCGATTTCCTTCAGGGTTTTTCCCGTCAGGATCTGCATGCCGCGCGCCTTGTTGCCGTCGTCGGCGAACTGCGCGAATGCCTTCGCGACCTGTTGCACCATCTCGACCGGGTCGAGCGCCTTCAGGTTCTTGATCGAGAGGCCGAGCGCATCGAACACGGCCGCCTGCTCGGTGCCGGGCTTGGCATCGGTGAGCGCCTTGTTCATCTTGATGATGGCGTCGCCCATCGAGTCGAAGTTCGTCCCGGTGCGCGCGGCGGCGTCTTCCAGCGCGGAGAGGTTCTCGACGCTCGCGCCGGTGGCGGTGGCCATGTCCTGCAGCGCGGCGACGCCCTCGTTCGTGCGGCCGATGAATTCGCCGATCGCGCGCACCGTGAACGCGGACGCGAGCCCCGCGCCGAGCGCGAGCGCGCTGCCCTTGAGGGAGGCGAACGCGGCGTCGATCTTCGCGGCCTGGCGCTCGGCCAGCAGCCCGGCCTTGTCGAGCCCGGCCTGCAGCCCGGCGAGGCGTGCCTCGAGGTCGATGCTGAGCTTCGCGATCGCCATCTATTGCCCCTCTTCCTCGTCCGCCCGCTTCGCGTCGTAGGCCTTGATCACGCGCAGCCGCTCGACGAGGCCCGTCACGTCGCGCACGCCGAAGAGGGCGCACGCCAGCGGCAGGCCGGCCCAGTCGAGCCCGCCGGAGCCGTTGGCGAGCATGGCGGTCACCTTGAACGCGATCACGTCGTCCGGCCCCGGTTTCGGCTTGGCTTCGCCCTCGAACTCGATACCCGCGTGCGCATCGAGGAGGGCCCTCAGTTTTTTGCGGTGAGCGCCTGCGCCTGCGCGTATTCGCTGACCGCGCGGACGATGGCGTTGACGACGGGCTCGAGGTAGGCGTTGCGGTCGGCCAGCACGCGCTCCCAGAGCGCCTCGCTGAACGGCACCGCGTCGCTCGCGCCGATGGCGGCGCCGAGCAGGTCGGCCTCGGTGAAGCCTTCCCAGTCGGCGACGAACTCGGCCACCGCCCGGCGCCAGGCGTAGAGCGGCGTGTCGCGGTCGAGCGGCAGCGTGCGAAAGTCCGCCTCGAGCGGGCGGCGAACGAGCACGCGCTTGCCGCCAGGCAAGTCCACCCACTGCGAGCGCTGCGCGTCCATGCGCGCGATCAGGTCCGCCGTGTTCATCACGCGGCGAGCTTGAGTATGAAGCCCTTCACCGCGAAGTCGAGCGAGCCGGTGCCGAGGGCACCGAGCTGCACGTCTTCACCAGGCGTCGACGGCTCGCCGCGGAAGATGCGCACCGCGCCATTGGCGAGCGTGATGCGCACGAGCACCTTGCCCTGCGTCTGCACGGCGGATTCGAGCAGCAGCTGCGCCGCGCTCGGCGTGTCTTGCGCGAGGACGTTCATCGCCGCGCTCTGTACGGGCAGGTAGCCCTGCTCTTCCTTGCGCACGATGTCGAGCAGGGTCGTCCCGTCGAGCTTTTCGCTCGACCCGCCGCCTAGCGTGTAGCTCGTCGCCTCCGCCAGCGTGGCCCACGTGGCGGCCGGCGTGTACGTGCCGGTCGTGAAGTCGCTGTAGTTGGTGGTGTTGAGGCCTTGCAGCTCGAAGGTGTCGGTGGCCTTGTTCTTGATGCGGATCGCCTGGTCCTCGAGCTGCACCATGCCGGAGACGCTGGAGAAGTAACCACAGGTGTCGTTGCTCTGGCCATGCGCTGCGCTCGTCGCGACGCCGGGGCCCGCCTTCGTGACGGCGGTGACGGTGATGGGGGTGCCGTAGGTGGCCGCGATTTCAATGCGGACGCCGCGGCCTTTGACGTTGCTCATCGTGGGCTCCTTTGGGTCAAGAAAAAGCCCGGACGGTGCCGGGCTGGGTTGCGAAACTTGGCGGGGGTCATGTCCACCACTCGACGGCGAGTTCCACGCCGTCGAGCCCCATCTCGGCATCGAATGCCGTATTGCGCGCCGTGACGCACGCGCCCGCCGCGCCCGGCGCGGTGGCGACGGCTGCCGCCACGGCGTCGGCCACCGACGCAGCGGTGACGGCGGTCTCGGCCCAGCACTGCACGTTGATCGCCGCCTGGTCGCCGAGCACGGTGTTGTTCAGCCCGAGGATCGGCTGGTGCGACACCTCGAACACCACGACCGGCGTGCCGGCGCCCTCTTCCACCGCGCTGAGCGCGATGCGCGCGCCGACGAGCGCGGAGAGCGGCGCGTAGCCGGCGAGCAACGCGCGGAAGTCGGACTCGATGCTCACGGCGCGGGCGCCTCTGGCGATAGGTAGAAGTGCTCGACGGCTTCGCTGAAGGCTCGGGCGTCTTCGAGATGCAAGCGCGTGATCTCGATTCGCGGCAGTCGATCGGGCTCGATCGTGAGCACCAGCTTGATGACGCGCGCCGGGTCGACGTTGAGCGCGCGGCAGATGGCGATGTTGATCGCCCGGCTGGAGAGCTTCTCGTCTTTTGCGGCGTTGTTCATGGCGCCGGCGCCTTCGGGCGGTTGAGCTTCTCGATCGATGCGGTGATCTTGGCGATGAACACGTCGCGCGCCGCGCCGAGCTGCTCGGCGCCGCGCTGCAGGAATTCGTACTTGCGCGTGCGCTTGGTGCCGAATTCGAGAAAACGCCAGTAGAACGGGTCGTTCGGGCTTTTCGCGCCGCGCTGGCTGGCGCGCACGAGCGTGCGGTTGCGGATCTTGATGCCGATGACGTTCGTCGTTCGGGTGCGGTAGCGCGCGCCCTTGGCGGGGCGCACGTTGACGAACACGCCGACGTTGCCCGCCGCCCTTGCCGCCTTGCTGGTGCGCACGCTGATGGCCTGGCGCACCGTGCCGGGCTTGCGGTAGCCCTTGCGCACCGCGAGCGACGTGCCCGGCGCCGCGCGCGGCCTTTTGCACGACGCGCGCGCCGGCGGCCAGCGCGTTGCGCAGCGCGCGCACGCGCAGCTTGGGCACGATGCCGGCCAGCGCGGCGCGCAGGTCCGGGATGCCGGTGACGGTGGCCTTGATCATCGGGCGTTGCGGATGTTGGTCGTCGCCAGCAGCTCGAGCCAGCGCTTGCCGCCGTCGATGTCGATCGGCGCGCCGGTGATGTCGTGCGCCACGCCGCGCCACAGCACGCGCCAGGTCGAGTCGACGTCGTCGCGCCAGCGGATGGTGAACTCGACGTCGGTCAGGTTCTCCGTCTGCCCGGCTGCGAACAGCTCGCGGCTGCGCAGCGGGCGGGCGCGGGCCCAGACGGTGGCCACGTCCGACCAGGCGCCGCTGGCGTTGCCGAGGGCGTCCTGCGCGCTGGCGCGGGATTGCAGCGTGATGCGCTGCGTCAAGTCCCCGGCCGAGATGCGGGCGATGGCGGCGGTGGTGGGCATGGCGTCAGTACACGCGCTGCGAATCGAGCAGGCGGGCGAGCAGCGGGTTGGCGGCGGCGGCCTCGCCGGCGCTGAGCTCGGGCGTGCGGATCAACTGGCCGACGAGCGCGGTGATGTACGTGCGCACGCACGCGGCCACGGTGCCGGCCGCGGCGGCGGCGACGCCGGCCGTGAGGTCGATGCGCACGCGCGGGCCGATGGCGATCTCGACCAGCGTCGGCCAGCTCGTGCCGAGCGCCGGCGCGAGCACCGTGCCGGAGCCGCACGGCGCGAAGACGTAGGCGGCGCCGGCGAGCGTGGCCCAGGTGGCGCCGTCCCAGTAGGTGATGGCGCACGCGGTCGGGCGATAGACGGGGATGGCGTCGGTCGTGGCGGGCCAGTCCTCGAGCTCGGCGCGCCACGTCTGCGCGACGAGCGCGCGGCCGATTTCCTGCTCGGCCACCTGGCGCGCGGCGGCAATCAGGCCCGGCAGCACCAGGTCGTAATCGTCGCTGTCGATCTTCAGCGCGAGCTTCAGGTCGTCCGTCTCGACGGGCTCGGCCTCGGGCGGTGTCAGCAGAATGAGTTGCATGGCGGTGCGCTATCGGTTCGGGCCGCCCTGGGGCAGCACGCGGTACGCGGACAGGTCGACGCGGGGCGCCGGGTCAGGCAGCTCGACGATCCAGCCGGGGCCGGTGAGGAGGCACAGCACGCTGGGCACGGCCGCCGCGTGCAGCGCGCGCATCAGGCCGTCCATCTGCTCGTGCGGGATGCTGAGCTTCATGGCCTGGCGCACATTGCGTCGATTTCGGCCATGCGCTGCCCCAGCGGCACCGGCAGCCCGGATTGCACGACGTAGGCCTGGCCGTGCAGCGTGCACATGACGATCGGCTTGCCCGCGTCGAGCGCGGCCTGCACCTGCGCGGATTGCGTGGCGCAGCCGGCGAGCAGCGCGGCGGCCAGGATCGTGATCACGATGCCCGCGCGCTTCACGGCGTGCCCTTCGTCTTGGGCTGGTCGATCAGCCGTGCCACGATCACGAGCAGGCCCAGGATGCCGGGCACGCGCTCGGGGCCGACGCCGAGTGCGCCGAGCACCGCCGCCTGCGCATCGGCCGGCATGGCGGACCAGGCGACCGCCACGGCGGCGACCTGCACCGACAACATGCGCCAGCTTTGGCGCCAGTTCGGAATCGGCTTCATGCGTACCCCTTATGAAACCGGGATCGGCAGCATCACCGACCCCTCCATGATGAGCCGGCCTGCGCATTCGTACAGCGGCGCGACGATGACCGCGACGCCGTCCGACCGGGGGACGATCGACCATATGCCGATGTCGTGCGACCCCGGGGGCAGCGCCTCGCCGGTGGCCTGCATGTCGATGCGCTCGATCACCGCGCGCTCGCGCTCGCCGCTCACGTCGATGGTGGCCGCGCGCAGCATGATGTACTGGCACCCGGGCGCGTAGCGTTTGCTTGCGCGCAGGTGCACGACGACCTGGCGATCGTCAGCGCCGACGATCTCGCCCGAGAGGCGGGAGATCGGCGATAGCGCGTAGTAGCCGTCGACGAGCGCGGCAATGGTGTAATTCAGCGCCGGCGCGAGCATCACGCCGAGCACGAACCCGGCAAAGGTGAGCCACGGCCGCGCCCACAGGCCGCGCACGGCCTCGCGGACGACCCTCATTTTCCGCCCCGCAATGCGAGCCATGTCAGCATCCCGGCAATGACCGCGGCGAAGAAGAGCGTGAGCACGCGATTGCCCACGGCGCGGGCGGCGGCGTCGGTCCACTTCGCGAGGAAGATGCCTTGCCCATACGTCCAGTGCCGCTCGAGCTTCGGCGGGTCGTCGAGCGCGCCGCGCAGCAGCGTGTCGAGCCCCGACAGCGTCGTGCGCAGCTCGGCCAGGCCGCGGCCGATGTCTTCGATGCTTTCGTGAATCGCGGCATGATCGCCGTCGATGCGGTGCACCTGGTCGCCCAGGTAGCGGATCTGCTGCTCGATCACGGCGCGCACGGCGTCCGGGCTTTCGCTGCTCATAGCGCTACCCGGTAGTCCTTTGCGACCACGTAACGCTCGCCGTCGGTTTCGGCCTGACGCACATCGGCATCGCCTCGCAGCGAGCGCAGCAGCGCCTCGCACGCGGCGAGCTCGAGCGGCCGCATCTCGCGCATCGGGCCGGCGTGCTCGCGCAGCTGCGCGATCGTGCCTGGCGCGTAGTCGATCTCGCTGAGATGCAGCACGCAGCCAGGCAGCACCGGCGGCGCCGACAGCTCGACCAGGAACGGGTCGTTGCGCAGGCACCCCGCGCGGCCGTTCCAGAAGATGCGCTGCGGATAGAGATGCACGCTCATCGGCTACGTCCGAATCTGCCCGACCCGCTTGGCCTGCTGGTATTGCTCGAAGTCCGCGAAGTGCGTCCAGCCGCTATTGGTGGCAGCGGGGAGGCCGGCCTCGGCGGTGTAGTTGGTGCTCGACGCGGGAGAGATCACGATGGTTCGCACGCACGATGACGGGTAGCCGACCGTGGCGTTATTGCGCATTTGCAGATTCGCGCCGTCTGCTGCCGTTTGCAGCGTGGGCTGGAGCATCTGGTAGAAAGCCGGGTCGTAGGTGGCCGGCAACTGGAACCATGGCCGAATCACCACGTTGTCCGCCATGCGCAGAGGCCCGGCGAAGGCAACCCCATCGGCCACACCCGGAGCGGCCATGCCGGATGCGCACATGAACTCGCAGTGATGCACGTCGAGGTCGCTGAAGTTCTTCCCGCCCGCTCCCGACGATGCGGAGAACCCCACGTCCGCATTGCCTTTGTCGCTCGCCGCACCATATGGGCTCGTGTAGCCGTTGCCGATGCTGGCTTTGCCGTGCACCCGCCCTCCGATCCATGACGAGTTGTAGGCCGAGAACTGGCACGGAATCGGCATGTTGTGCGAGATGATCGCGCCGACCTTGATGTATCGCGCATTGGCCGTGCCGGTGAAGGCGAAGGCCCGGCCGTACACGACGTTTCGGAAGTCGAATTGCATCCCGTCGTCGATGCTGATGTACTGCTGATAGACCGCCCCGCTTGGTCCCAGGTTTGCTACGCCTCCGTGGAAGCAGTCGCGGATGACGTTGACCCGATCCTTGCCGTTGGCTTTGGTCGAGACTGCCTTCACGCGCAGGCCGTAAGTCGTCATCCCCGGCGTATCCCAAAATCCATCGGCCGCGCTCATGTCGCAAGCTGAATCGATGTTTATGCCGTGGTGCCCGCTGACATCGTGCCCCGTAGAGAAGCCGCAGTAGAACGGCACTTCGTAGGGCCATTGAGGATCGAAATACGGGCCGATGGTGAGGTTTTGGCTCACGCCGTAGATCGAATAGCCGCGCCCGCTGTACTGCGAGCTGCCCATGATCGCGGCATGCATCTGGCACTCGCCGGCCGCGCCTACGGTGTCCAGCGTGATCGAGCGTGCAGAACCCCCGCGAATCGTCACCTCTGGGTCAACCGTCCAATTGGACACGCTCTTGACACGCATCACGCTTGTCTGACCGTTCGGCAGATACGTGATCGTCGCGAACAGGGTTCCTGGGTCTATCGGGCTCGCCATGTAGATCAGCGTCGTCGATAGGGTTCCATCGGCTTTGTAGCAAGTCCAGCACGGGCCGTAGGTGTCGAGTCCCGGAATCCAATCGAGATTGGGATGAATGTTCGTGAAGGTCGTTGTGTAGTTCGCGCCCCCTTCCCACATTTCTTTGCGCCAGTAGTTCGCGTCCGTCAGCGAATCGGCTGTCCACAACCGATGGGCAGTCGTTGCGCCGGCCACGATGGCCTTAGACCAAATCTTCGTGCCTCGGGTCGTCGTCGTGCCGGTGTCGGTCCATGCCCCGGTCAACCATGCGTAGCTGCTCCACACCGGCAGCGGGGCGAGTGCATCCTCGGTGTTCGTCGCCGAGAGGCGGAAGCCCTCGAGCTTCGGATGCGCGGTGCCGTCGAGGTCGAAATAGTGGTTAGCAGTCGCCCAGCCGGTGATGTTCCGGTGAAACGTACCCTCGGCCATGATGCGAACCGTATCGCCCGCCCCGAGGGCATCAACGAGCGTGAGCAGCTTCGCGCGCCCCTGGATGCGCAATGCGCGCGTGCTGCCGTCGTTGGCGTCGCTGCCGTCCGGGCCGATGTAGATTTTGACCACGGCCATCTCAGACTCCGATCAGAACGCCCGGCGACGTGCCGGACAACATCACCACGTTGCAGCGCGCATCGAATGGTGTGGTTGGGATGTTGATGAATCGCGCTGGGCCAGGGAAATAGGCAATGCCATATACGACTCCGGCCAAGCTCTCAAGCTGCACGGTGGCGCCAGTCAGTAGCCCAGATGCCTGAGACAACGTGAGCAGCACGGCCGACTGGCCTCCGGTGTTGAATGTTGATGTGTAGCCGACTGCGGTTTTTGTCTCTGAAAACCCGATGCTTGGCACTCCTAGCGACGGGCCGAACTCCGATGCGCTGCGTGCCCACAACTGATACGGCGGATCAGCATCGCTCGGGATGTATGTCGCAAGCGGCGTCAGCGTGCCGGCCGCTGCCATTGCGGAGAGCTGGGCGGCGGTGTAGAGCGTATTAGCCCCGCTTACTGGCTCGAATCCGCGGCCGGTCCAGAAGTACCGGGTGAATGGTGGGCGATCCAGAATGTAATCAACATCCTGTTGCCCCCCTGCCCGCAGTTGCGCGGGCGAGATTGAAACGTAGTCTTCGCGCATTTATGTGTCCCCTGAAACGACAACGCCCGCATGAGAGCGGGCGCAAAAGAAAAGCCGCTCAGGGCGGCTCAAAGTCGGTTGTCTATCGCTAGCTCAGTGGCATGCACTGTTGGCCGCGCTGTACGGCTTGCGAGTTGCGGCAGGCAGAGCGCATCTGTTTCCTGGCGCGCGATACGGGCGCGATCGTAGCACGGATAAAGCTGGGAGGCAAGGGAGTATGATTCCGCCCATGTGGATATTAGCGATCGTCTTGGGCATCGTGCTCGCGTTCGTGGCGTTTGCTCCGAAGCACGCAACACAGATGGCGTTAGCCGGTGTATGGGCGCTCGGCGCAGTTTGGGTTGTCGGCATGATCGTCTACGCTCTAAGCCGCCTTCTTTTCTCGTAGGCGCTTGACGAGTTCATTGAACGCCTGCATGCGCGCAGAGATTTGATGCTCGATCGCCACGATCTGCGTTGACGGCGCATTCCTCGCGATCATGTCGCGCTTCATCGTCCGTAACTCACGAACCCTTCTCTCTGCTGCGTTTGCGGCAGAAATAAGCATGGATTCAGGGTTCTCCCTGATGTATCGCGCAGCTTCCAAGCCCTTGCCATCTTTGCGCAAGCCCTTGACTTCGGCCTCGTGCTCGTTGATCTGGTTCAGGCTCGAATAGAACGAGTTGGCCTGGCTCGACTGGCTATCAGAGTTGCCGTAGAACCGTCCGATCAACGGCACCTTGTATGGCGGCAACGACTCGCCGCTGATGAGCGATGTAACCGTCTGGTCAGCCTTATTCAGTTCCCGGCCTACGCCACCCGTCACCTGCCCCCACAAGAAATCAATCTGATCCGGCGTCGGGCTGAAGACCCCCTTGACGTAATCGGTTCCACCCGACAGGAAGTTGATTGCCTCCGACAAGAACTTTGCCGGGGCTGATGCCGTGTCGCGCGTGAGCTTGTGCCCAGGCGTCGCAGGGTTGTACGCCGTTCTTGCGATCGGCTTTCCTGTCCAGTCACGGTTTTCTGCGAGCGCAACAATAGGGTCAATAGCGGTAGGCGATATGGTCTGCACCAGCGACGCCCCACCGCCTACCGGGTTGAATGCGTCGATGAACAACGCCAACATTTTTACGATGTGATCGACTGGCTTCTTGAACCCTCCAAGCACGAACTCGGTTGGGATGCGGCCGAGGTTCGGCAGGATGTGAAGGCCGAGCGGCATCGGGATCGTGATGTAGTTCTTTCCGCCTGTCGGGATTATCAAACTACGCTCGCGCACGAATTCAGGCGGTTCCTCGTCATCGAACCCTGCGGCAGCGAGTGCCAGCGCCTGCACCGTTCCAAGGAGAATCCCACCATAGACGATCTTCTTCCCGGCCTTGCTCAGTCGGATCGTGCTCGGGTCTGATCCCTCCATCGTGAACAGAGTCTGCGCGATTCTTGCCGAGCCTTGCATGGAAGCATTGAAAAACGCATAGAGCGCGCCGGCCTGCTGCCCCACCTGTCCCTTGCGATTGAAGTTGACGGTCAGGTTCTTGCCAATACTCGCGGCATGCTGCTTGCTCAAGCCTTGTTCGAGCCCGGTCTTGTAGGCAGCGAGTCGAACCGCGTTCTCCATTGCGAGGTTGTAGTCACTGAGCCAGCCGAAGATGCCGGTTGCCCCCTTTTGAGCGACGGCGAACGGAACCTTGAGCGCGCCGCCTGCGGTAAAGAACTTGCCTAGACCGCTCTCCATCCATTTCGTAGGATCGAGTTCGCGCTTGATCGCGTCAGCCCGGTCGGTACTGGTGCGGAACAGATCGCGATAGCCAGTTTGCCCGCCCTCGTTCTGGAATTCATCCCACAACGCTGCCCACGCCGAACTCGGGTTCTTGCCATCACGCGCCGCGCGAGCGTCAAGATAGACGCCACGCAGCGCCGACAGCGTATGCCCCGCGATCGTCTTGCTGTGCCCAGCTAGAGGGGTTGACGACAGGTTCAGAATCGCGCCCTGGAAGTCGCGAACGAGGTTGACGACGCCGAAGACAGGGTTGTATTGCGTGTTGATCGCTGAGAAGTACCGCGTGATCTTGGCCGAGTTTCCAAGCAAGCCTTCGAGCTGCGGCGTGTCCATGTTCTTCAGGGACTTCGACATGCGCAAGGCGCGGTCGTTGCTCTCGTTGAACATGACGGCCTTCTCGACAACTTCACCTGAAGGCGTCAAGACCTTTGCCACGATCACGTTATCGCGCGACTTGAACAGCGGGTCTACCCTGTCCTCTACTTGATTCGTCTTCTCGTTGTAGACCTTGACCGGTGGCGGGGTTCCGACCGACCAGAAATCAGGGTTCGGGTTCGCTTCGGCAAGACCAACCAAGGCATTCGATACGCGGTTCTTCTCGCCCCGGACGATCACGCGCTCGCGCTGCAATGCGACGTTCGCGAGAATGTCGATCACCTTGGCATTGGCTGATCCGGTGCGGCTCTTCGTTTCACGCCCCTTGATGCTGAAGCCCTGCCCGATGCCCATGCCGCCGTCATGATCCTCGCGCATCAGCGGAACATAGTGCTTGAACATCTTCGCCCAGCCGTTGAGCGTATCGGCAGACTCAAGCCCATAGGCCGCGTACAGATCCCGCGTCCCCTTGATGATGTCGTCGATCTTCGCCGCGACCGCTTCAAGGTGGCGCTTCTGAGTCTGGTCAAGGCCCGCAAGATATGCCCTGGCATCGGCCGTGCTCATGCCAGAGCCGGCGTCCTGAATGTCAGGGTTGCGGTCGGCAATCAGTTCGTTCGCTTCCTCGGCGTGGCGTGCGTGAAGGTACTCGTCGAGCTGCTCCACCTTGAGCCCGCGCATCTGCATCTGAACGATGGCGGGCCGGAGTTCCAGATCGACGAAATCCTGCGTCCGCTTGGCGGCCCGGCCATGGAACAGTTCCTCCTGCAAGTACACGTTCGCCTGATCGGCGAGCGATGCAGACGCCTTGCGGATGGCTTCGACAACCCGCTTGGTGTCGATCTGTTTGTCTTGGAGTTTGTAGACCATCGAATCGAACCGCGATTCTTCAGGCGCGTCCCACGATGCGCGCGCTTGATTGCCCGCGATGCTGTATCGGATGTCTGGATTTGTGGCGTCGAAG